TGAACGGTATCCAGATTGCGAAGATGATCGAGATTATTCAGGGAGTCCTCGATGGCACCCTTCCCTACGAACGGGCAGTGGCAGTCCTGATGGCAGGGCTGGCTATGTCGCGAGAGGGCGCGGTTGCTCTCCTTGGTTCGGAGGAGTTGGCTGGCAGCGAAAAGCCTGCCCCCATTCCCGAGCAGCTACTACCTGGAGGCGGCGACGGCGACGAAGAGGATGAAGACGAGGAGGAGGAGGAAGAGGTGCCTCCCGCCGACGAAGAGGATGAGGAGTGATGTCAGCGGAGTTGTTGGCGTTCTGGGAACTCGATTCGGATTCGAAGAAGCTCGTCGAGCCGTTCGGCGACCTCGACTCCGAACAGATCATCCCGAAGAAGCCACTTTCATTCCAGCAGCAGGTCAAGAGCAAGCGTGCGTCGGCGCGTCGATTGGCGAAGGACATGCGCAAGGTCAACCGGAAGAAAACCCAACTGCTCGAGCGACTCCTCCTTGAGAAGCGACGTCTAGTCGTGCCGTTCGTAAACGGTACCGAGCGAGTGCTTGCAGAGAACGGGCAACGGATTGTCAGGAAGTTCGGGAACAACCTGAACCGCTCACTGAAGCCTACGCTTCGGTTGTCCGATGCAGATCAACGCGCGAACCAGAAGAGGCTTCAAGCGTTCGCTGCGAAGAATGCCAAGCAAGCCGCAAGGGCTACAGGCCGTACAGACCTGAAGGCCATGCGCCGAGCAAACAAGATCGCCGACGCCGAGAGGCGGAGGTTGCGCGATGCCGGGAAGGAGATGACGGACGAGCAGCACGCCAAGTTCGCCAGAAAGAAGTTCGAGAAGAACCTGCGCGGCCGGGTTGGAGGTCAGGCGACGCTTCAGTCTACGACGCTTGCGGAAGGGTCGAAGCAGATCGAACTCGATACATTCAAGAAGCAGATGGGCGACGTTGACCTTATGAAGCGGTGGGATTCTCAGGGAGACATCCGGACTCGCTCGACTCACCTCGCGGCTGACAGTCAGGTGGTGGTAACCACTGATCCATTCTTGGTCGGCGGGTTTCAGCTCATGTATCCTGGCGACGGGAGCCTCGGGGCACCCATGAAGGAGCGCGCACGCTGCCGATGTGCGTCGTTCGTAGATCCTGGTCAAGTAGAGGAGCAGCTCTCTAACACGGACCCTACGCCGCCAACCACCTTCACGCCTCCGCCCACGCCGAAGGGGAAGAAGAAGACACCGGTCAGCAAGGGGGACGCGCGGAAGATTGGCAACGCACAGAACTCGGTCGATGTCGCAGGGAAGTACACGCTAGAGGAATTGGAAGCTGTCGAGGAGTACGCTGGGCATGGATTCGCGATAGTCAATCAGCATCTCCGTCACGGAGTCGGCGGGAAATTCGGAGTCCCTCGCGAGCTGCTGTCTGAGGCGCGCGACCTGAGAACAAGCATCCGAAGTGCTCTGATGAAGACCAAGCTGAAGCGCGGCGGTGATGTGTGGCGTGGCTGCAACAGCCGGCGAGTTGGAAACATGGTTCGCGGCTTGAAGCCGGGAGACCTCCTACCGTCGAAGGGGTTTACGTCGGCATCCGTCAGCCGAGACATCGCCAACAAGTTCAGCGGCGGGCTGACAGCGGGGCGTCCACACCAGCAGCGAGTTATGATGAAGATCAACATGAAGAAGGGACAACACGCGATCAGTCCAGACCGTGTAGGGAAGGACTTCGCCGCCGACCTGATAGAGGAAGGCGAGTTGGTGCTTTCCGACAAGGGCCGTTTCAAAGTCAAGCGCGTCTGGGAAGGCAAGCTAGAACGTCCAACTGGGAGGTTCGCGGATACTAGCTTGACAGAGGACACGCTGTTCATCGAGCTGGACTACATGGACGACATCTCGGGCAAGGCGCTAGACCTCGCCGAAGTGATCGACCTGAAGGCCGACGAAGACGAGGTAGAGGTGGTCATTCGAGGCGAGACGATGCAACGAATGTACTGGTCAGATCAAGAAGCATGGGGAATGGTAGAGGAAGCGGGGCTGTGTGAGGCGCAGCGCGCGTTCCTTGCCGCAGAGGAGACAGCATGAGTTACGAACTCAAGCACATCGGCGGCATGGTCACCGAGGCGAAAGAGGTTGTCGAACGTGACGGCGTGCGCCTCGGTCAGATCGAGGGCTTCATCGCCACCTGGGATCTCGACGAGGGGTTCGACAGATTCAAGCAGGGTGCCTTCAAGCAGTCGCTGGTCGAACACAAGCGAAGGCATCGTCGGCCCGTTCGGTTGCTGTCTCAGCACCACACACTGATCGGAGGCTGGCCGATTGCCGGAGTCGTGGAGAACGAGATCGGCCTGTTCGGCGTTGGCGAGATCAACCTCGATACGGTGGAGGGTGCGAACGTGTTCGCCCTGGCGAAGCAGGGCGTGCTGACTGACCTGTCTGTTGGATTCTCCGCACGCGACTTCGGCTTCATCGAGGAGGATGCGAAGCTGGACAGCGAGCCGGAGCCACGCAAGGTCCGAATCCGTCTCATCAAGAAGGCGACGCTGTGGGAGGGCTCGATCGTCGATGAGCCGATGAACCGGGCGGCTGTCATCACGTCGGTCAAGCACTTCGCCGACCTGAGAATTCAGGAACGAGGGCGAGTCTGGAACGAGTACGAAGGAGACGATCCGGATGCCTTCGTGATGGTCTGCGGGAAGCGGTTCGCGATTGCCTCGGAGGATGCTGCTGGAGAGCTCGCCATCTGTCCCGAGCAACTCATGGCCGCGTCTCTGCTACTGATCGAGGACCCGGACCCCGAGTCGATCGGGACTCTCGAGCGATACCTGGCGAAGCTCGGAGAGCCGTCCCCGTTCCCTGCCGAGCAGCGGGAATTCTTCGGGGCTACCGACGTGAAGGCATGGACGCAGCGGGATCTGGAACAAGCCCTTCAGCGGTGCGGGACCTTCTCGAAGTCGGCGGCGAAGCTGCTGGCGGGCGCTCTCCATCTCCCCGGAGGGGAGTCGAGCTTGCAGGATGCCGAAGATCGCGCAAACCTGTTGGGGCAACTCAACGATTCGCTGCGACGGTTGAAGACTTCGATCTGAGCGGCGAGGGTCGTTGGCCGGGCCGGGTGACGGGAGGTCGCTTCGCTGGGTGCGTCGGCGGGATGCCGATGCGTGGTGTGTTTCTGAAACCACAAACCAGTGAGGAGTGTCATGCCGGACGAACCCACAATCCAAGGCACGATGGAAGCCGTGACTGCCCTCCGTGAGCACATGGATGGCAAGCGGTGGATGGGCGAGGACCAGCTCGAAAAGGTCGAGACGTACCTGGAAGCCCAGGAAGACCTGAACATCAAGCGACAGAAAGAGAGGGATGTCGCGAACGCCAAGACGAAGGAGATCGAGGACGAGCTGTCGTGCGCCAAGGAAGACATGGAGAAGGCGGGCACGAAGGCAAGCGAGCAGTCCACCCGACTCGAAGTACTCGAAGCGACGATGGCACGAGGCTTTGGATCGAACAGCAACGATCCGAAGGCGTTCCAGAACACGCCGGAGTACAAGGCGCTGAATCGCTACTGCAAGGAAGGGCTCAGCCTCTTCACTCCCGAGGAGAAGCAGCTCCTCCGCACCGACAGTGCGGTCAGCGGCGGCATCCTCGTGGATGGGGAGATGGAGACCTTCATCACCAAGCAGATCGTCGAGCTGGACGACTTCCGCCCGCTAGCGCGGGTACGGACGATCAGCAGCAAGTCGATCGACCTGCCGATCCGAACCACCATCCCGACCGCGACCTACGAGGGCGAGGCAGAAGCCGGCGGAGACAGCGTGCCGGCGTACGTCAACGAGACGCTGACTCCATTCCGTCAGCACGTCGCAATCCCGATCACGCAGGACCAGCTCCAGGACTCGTCGTTCGACATGAACGCGGAGCTGACTTCCGAGGCCGCGCTGGCATTCGGCGTGGGTGAGGGATCCGGGTTCGTTGTGGGTACGGGTTTCAAGGAGCCGCAGGGCTTCACGGTCAACGCGAACGTCGTGACGACCGATACGATCGCTCAAATCGCCGTCGGTGCTCGGCTGGTAGTGACCGGTGACGACATCATCCTGCTCTCGGGCACGGTGAAGGTCGGATACAACATGACCATCGTCTTCCACCGCACCACGCTGTCGTTCCTCCGGGTGCTTCGTGCAGACTCGGGTGAGGCGGCAACCCCCGGCACAGGCGCCTACCTCTGGGAGCCCGCTCTCAGTGGTCCGGCCGCCAACACGTTCGGAGGCATGCCGTACCGGATGCTTCCCTCCATGCCGCTCACCGATACCGCTGGCAACGTGGCAGTGGTTCTCGGTGACTTCCGACGTGCCTACACGATCGTCGATCGTACCGGCATCTCGGTGGTGCGAGACGACGTGACACAGGCTGACCAGGCGATCGTGAAGTTCACGTGGAACCGCTGGAACACGGGGCAGGTCACCCTGGCCGAGGCAATCAAGGGCCTCACCATCCAGGCATAGGAGAAAGCCATGTCCGAATACGACCTGCACTCGAAGATCCTGATCGTCCACGTAGTTCCGCCTGCTGCGATTGCGGTGGATACGAACGGAGCCATCGTGGACACACTGGGCTACGACTCCCTGGAGTACGTGCTCCATGTGGGCACTGCGTTCGTGGGCGGCGGATACGATGTCACGATCCGAGAGGATGATCTCGTTGCGTTCGCCACCTCGACTGCGCTCGGGGCTGCCGAGACACTGGGGGCGCTGCCGTCGATCGTCATCACGGACGCGAACGCGGTGTTCCGCGTCGGCTCCATCGGCAAGAAGCGGTTCAGCCGCATCACGCTGACAGAGACGGACACGATCACTGGCGGCGTCATCGGCGTCACGGCGATCCTGTCCAACCCGCGCGTGACACCGGAAGCCGATCAGTCTGTGAGCTGATCTGCCGACTAGCAGGGCGACGAGGTGGGCAACACAGCCTGCCTCGTCGCCGCAGGAGGCCGCATGAAGATTCGCTTCAGCAAGGACGGGACGTGGGGTGATCGAACTCAGCCCGGCCTGGTGCACGAAGTCAAGGCGGGCCAGGTAATCAACATCTCCAAGGCGCTCGCCGAGATCGTGATCCGTCAGGGCGCAGGGGCAGTGGCTTCTGAGCCTGTGGTAGACGAGGAACCGCGAATGGCGAAACCGCCGGAGGCGCCCGATGCCGGACCGCAGCAGAAGGCGGAAGGCGAAGGCAAGCAGGCGAAGGCCGAGGGCAAGCGGAAGCGCAGTCGCAAGGGGAAGTAGCCCGTGACCTTCTCGACGCTTCCTGGATTCGAGACCACACGACGAAACAAGACGTTCGAAGTAGCCGACGCGATCACGCTCGACGAAGTGAAGCGATGGTTAAAGATCGACCACACAGACGACGACCAACTTCTGAACGTACTGATCGAGTCGGCCACGGAGGTCGGTGAGTCTTATGTCCACTTCGACTTCCGCGTCAAGCAGTACCAGCACAATCTTGACGACTGGCCGGTCGAGGGCACCATCTTCCTCGAGAAACGGCTGGTCGGTACGGTAGATCTAGTAGTTGAGCAGTATTTTGCGGGGTCGTTTAGTGTTACCGTTCCATCGACGGTCTACGGTTTCTCCGGCGGCTCACTGCACTCGATGCTGTTTCTGATGAGCGGGCAGGAATGGCCGGACCACTCGACTCTTGCGACCGACATCATCCGAGGTCGCGTACGAGTCACCTTTCAAACTCAGCTCGGAAGTGGAATAGAACTCGATCCTCTGTTGCTCGGGCTTCGTCAGCACATCGCCTGGCTCTACGAGAATCGAGGCGACTGCGCGGTGGACCGAAACTCGATCATGGCTTCTGGGGCGAATTCGTTCTACGATCCATACCGATTTCCGAACTTCTAGTCTCGGAGGACAGACCCAATGGCGAATGCCTACAACCGTGGAAAGCAGTGGCTCATGGAGAACGACCTGCTGGCAGTCGGCACGACCGGCGACGTGTTCATGCTGCTGGTCAATGCCACCTACGTCTACAACGCCTCTACCCACGACACCTACAGTGACGTAACCGGCGAGATCGTGACGAGTGGCTATACCGCCGGAGGGATTGCACTGACCGGGGTCGCTGTGGCCGAAAACGACGGATCGAACATTTCGGAAGCGTCTGCCAATCGAGCTGCCTTCGGATCACTGGGAGTTGGTGAAACCGTTCACGCTGGAATCATCTACGAGAACATCGCAGCCGGAGCGCCGGCGGCAGGGGACTTTCTGGTCTGCTTCATCGAGCTTCCGAACACGGCGACCAACGGTCAGGCATTCTCGGTGGACTTCAGCGGGAACAACCCAGGGATCTTCCTGACCTACGGAGACTGATGGATGCCGATTGTTGGATGGCGTGTCTGGTACGACGACGACTCGGTAGTCGAGGGCCACACGTTCGCGGATTGGGAAGCGTTGCCAGACGACGGCGTGCTGTTCGTGAAGCTCTACGAGGATCGAGACAACAGGCAAGGGATGCCCTACGGAGAGAACCAGTCGGGCCTGGACCATTACTTCTCGACTGCCGAAGGAATCCACGCGATGAGCAACGATACGACCGCCGAGATTCTGGCTCGGTATCCAGGAGCCTCGATCAAGCGTGGCAAGTGGACGACGGTTGACAAGATGCACGAGATCATTGCGTTGACCTTGGACGCGACAGACAGACCCTGATGGCAGTTTTCTCAGAGGCTCTCTCGGACGCAACTTCGGACCTTTCCGGCGGCGCCGACTTCGACAATCAGATCACCAGTATCGACGATGGCAATACCCTCGCGGTGACGATTGCGGGCCAGTCAACTGAGTCGAGCTTCGGATACACGAATGCGGGTACTCCCAACAATGCCGATTGGGAAAATGGCAACTGGACGGTTGAGGTGGATGTTCAGACAGCCAACATGAATATCACCGTGGAGCCACGGATCGATCGGGTTTCTAGTACCGGATCCTTCCTGGAAGATTCGGATGCAACCGTATCACCACAATCGATGGGCACGACAGGGATACGGACATTCATTTTTTTAGGCGCTACTTGGGATGCAGGGAATGCGTCGGATCGGATTCGCGTGGAGTACGTCTTCGTGAATAGTCAGCATGGCGAGCAATCCGTTACGATGAACGTGGATACCACGAATTCCGAGGTTGTTGGTCCGATTGAGGACAACACCGTTGGGGCGGTAGAGACACCGGGTGTGCTCGCGATCAAGTCTCGAAGAATCAGGCTGGCTCCGATCCGAGCGATGTAGAAATGTCGAACACCTACAACAGAGGCAAGCAGTGGTTGATGGAGAATGACTTCCTGGCCGTCGGCGAGGCAGGCGAACTCTTTATGATGATCGTGGGGGCTGGATTTTTCTTCGATCAGAACACTGACAACACTTACGCAGACATCGTTGGAGAAATCGTCACCAGTGGCTACGTGGCAGGCGGAGTTGCCATCCCGAATGTCGAAATACAGGGCTCCGGTGCTACTCGGTTCATGGTGGGAACCCGTGTTCACTACGGAGTGCTTGGAAGCGTCTTCATCAATGCTGCCGTCATCTACGAGAATATCGGTGCTGGATCGCCACCTCCGGCTGGGTCAATCCTGATTCAACTGATCCAACTTTCGAACCTCACGATCCCTACGAGTAGCTACTCGATCAGGTTCGCTTCGAATGTAGATCCAGCGAAATTTCTTACCTACCAGGACTAATCTGAAAGATCGGCTATGCTGCCGGCGGGAGGAACACCATGTACGGATTCATGTACTCGGGCACACGGGTTACCGGGACCACTTCGGGAACAGGCCCCTTCGATCTGGCGACGCTTTCGGCGGGGGCGGCCACGGCCGTTGCTTTCGTCCACGAGGTTCGGGTCGGACAGAACACAGAGTTCGGTGATGCTGCGGCCGAGATGACCCGCATTCAAGTCGCCAAATTCACCACAATCGGTTCGGGTGGGCAGGCGGGTGTCGTCAACCCCCTGTTGGAAGGTGGGCCGACCGCGATCTTCGCAACCCGGTTCGGTGACAGCACACAAGCCACGACTCTGACGATCCTGGTGGATGAGACGTTCAACATCCAGGCAGGTTGGCTGTACCTCCCGATCCCCGAGACTCGGATCTCGGTGTCCAGTGTCGTGACGGAAGGACTCGTCGTTCGGATGCCCGAGGCGTCCGATGACACGGTGGACTGGAACGCGACGATCACCTGGGAAGAGATCCCGATCACCTAATCCCACTGGAGG